GACGCAGCTAATCACTGCCCAGATGATTGTGATTGTAAAAAAACTACGTAAAAAAATTATTAATAGAGTATCTAAAAGAACCATTGCCATTCCATTGAAGAGGAGTGTGATAAACATCGGATGTAAAAAAGATAGCTCTATTGGGTTTAAAACCAACATGCATGTCTAGTTCACCATCTTTATAAAAACCTGTGCCATTATTAATTGATTTAGGACCGTGCATATAAATTAAACATTGATGAGTGCATCCTTTATTTAAATCAATGTGTGGTCTTGGTTTATCAGTAGCTCCTACCATAGTGTAAAGAGAAGGATAAACGTATTTAGAAATTTCGTAATGAAAGTGTTCTTGTATTAATTTTTTTATTACGATTTGTAACTCACAATTATCTGGTAAATAATGTACGTGCCAAAAAGTGCCATCGAATGCTTTTCTTATTTCAGCTTCAGGTGGAGCATACTCTATGCTTACCATCTCGTTTACAATTTTGGTGTATATGTCGTTTTTAAAAAAATTTTCTTTTACAAATATACTTGACACTATTTAGGTGTTTGACCAAGCATATCTTTTAATGATGGAGCAAATACTTTAACATCTCGTCTAATTTTTTCAGCGGTTGTTGAAGTATTTGGATCATCTATGTCAGCTTGCATAGCCTCTTCTGATTCGTACTCTTGACCAGTATCCATGTTGGTTAGTGTAGTTTCTGTTTTAACTTTATATTTAGGAATTGTTCTCCCATCTTCTAAAGTTATTGTTCCTATTTGTTCTGCGGGTTCAATTATCGGCATTATCTCTCCAATTAATGTTAAAACTTAAAATAACTCTATCTTCTTTAGAATTATTTATTTTAACTTCATGTTGTAACCATGATGGGAAAAAAATCAATGTATTTTGTTTTGGTTCAAAGTCTACGCTGTGTGCTATATGCACAGAGGCGTCTTTTTTCTTTGGCGGTGATAACACCTCCGCCTGTGGTTTTGGCTCTAAAAACACTAAATTACCGCTTTTAGGAGGTACTTTTAGATAGTACACTCCAGATAGATAATTATAAGGATGCGTATGTATATTATTTCTAGAACCTGGTGGGTTAATCATACCCCACAGACCTGTCATTTCAGGAACATACTTGTCTTGAACATCTAAATGGTTAAAACATTCTTTTGCTTTTAAAAGTATGTCACCAACCGTGCTCTTAAATTCCTCATCTTTGTAAAGCTCATCACTACTGTGCCAGCCTCCAATATTTGATCTTGGCATACCTTTATCATCTTTAGCTTTTATTTCGTAAAGTCGATCTACTAAGTGACCGTGGCCCGTAACCTCTGTCATCATAACAGGTGTTATAAATAGTGATTGTAAATTCATAATATACCTTTCTAAAGTTGACCTTTTGTAACCTCCATAAAACTTACAATTATGTGAACTTGGTTAGCAGCGTTTGCCTGCGCTTTTAGTACATCAGACTCTTGCAAAACAAGAGGCTGAGATAGTAACTCTGTTGTAGTGTTAGTTGCCACACTTTTAGCTTTAAATAATTCAAAGGTGGCAGAGGATCTAACAACTTCTAAATCTACTAATGTTGTGCTTCCAGAATCATTACAGATTAGGATAGATTTAATCACATCCGTCGTAGGTGGCACAGGCGGTGTGGCACCTGGATTAGCTGTTGGCACTGTTATTATAGTTGTTAAATCTGTTGATGTCATATCAACCATTGCACTTTTAAATGTATTAGCCAAGGAAAAAGCCCTCCGACTCTGTTTCTTCTTTAAGATCTTGTTGATAGTTTGTATTTAATAAGAGTATTATTTGGTCTAAAAGTCTAACCATTTGATCAAACTGACTAGGATCATACTCTGGTGTCGCATTTGGTAATCTAGTAATTGTAATTTTTGCCATTATCTTCTACCGTCAGGTCTTATCTCTAATTTTTGTGAACCAAGTCTCCAAGGTGTATCATCTACTGTATTAGTTGTATATCGTATTTTAACTGCCCTACCTCTACCTCTAACATTTATTTTTTCTGTAGTGCTAGTAATCGATCCACTAGTTTGTACATTTGATGCTGATTGAGGATATTGTTCTAAGGTTAATCTAGCTGTCATGGTGTTTGCAAGATTATCAAAATCAGGAACTAATTTACTTACTGACATAAGTTGATCACCATCAGCTATCTCTACAGAACCTGTTTCTAAAAAAGCTGTAATGGCAGTGCCATCTGCTTGATTATTACCAGACTCATGTTCAAAAATAGATGACGCACCAGCAGTCAAACCTAGTATGCTTGTAGCGTTTGCCGTTGCAGATGCGCTATACTCTGTGGCTATGGGTTTTTCATAAACATAAGCACCAAGCCACGTAGTTCTTGCAAGATTTATAGTATACCAAGTGCCTTCTAAATAGTTATAAGCAACAGCTCTATCTATTTGTGTAGCGTTAGCTGAAGGATAATACCAAATTATTTCGTTAAAAGCTGTGTTTAGACCAACAGCAATGTCATTTTTATTTGTGTAACTTAAATCATCAAATACATAATCTTGCACAGAGCAAGGCATTTTTTTGACAACACCATCAAAAAGGTAAAAAGCATTATCTGACATCCAATAAGCAACACCATTTACTTCTATTGCTGCGTGTTGTGCTATTAAACCAGCATTAGCACCAAGTTGTCTAAGACCAAAAGTAAAAGGTGTGCCAACAAATTGAATACCGTGTAATGATGTATCTGTCCATACAAGTATTTGACCTGTTGATTTGACAGCACCAACAATTCTAGAGCCATCTGTTATTCTTAAAGATCCTGCCTCGTTTGTAGCGACAGGTGTGTAATCTGTTGCATCTTCTCTATCTGAAAATCTAAATAGTAAATCGTCTTGTGTAGCTGTATTGCCTATCGTTGTTTCTGTGCCAAAAATTAATAAGTGTCTTGTGTCAGTTGAAACAAGACTAAATCTAGATGCTGTTGGAGCATTTGATAAAGCTGTTGCTCTTGAAGCTAAACCTCCTGACGTGTCCCAAATAAATGTTCCTCCATCTAAAACGGTTGCTATTAAATCTTCACCAAAATTATCTAGAGACCAGTTTCTGCCTGCAACAACAACATTAGAGGAAGATCTTGGTTCATCCCAAGTGCTTGCGCCCCATGTCTCAGTACCCCAACCGTAACCGTATGTTGAAGACGTTGGTCCAGGATTTATTTGATATGTAGCAGTCACTGATCCACCACCCGCTGCCGTAGTACCAGAGGCATTAGTGCCTGCATTTATTGTAAAAGTGTTGCCTGTAGGCACCGTAAGTATTTCAAACTCAGCGTTAAAATCTATACCATCAACTACGTTTGTTGAGGATCCGTTGTCAAACGTCACAAAAGCTCCCACTTCAGCATTATGACCAGAGTCTGTTACAGTTACAGTTGCAGAGCCACTTGATGTTGCAAATGGATTAGTTAAAGCTTGTGTTTCCCTAAGTGGTGTTATGTCATAAACCTTACCCTCAGAAAAAATATAAAGCTTTCTATCTGTTCCTAAAGCTAAATACCTTGTGCCGTCCAAACCTATCCATGAATGAGTATCCCTTACTACACCAACCACTGTAACATTAGGATTTGGAAGATTAGTCCATCCACCCCATCTTTCAGGTTTACCGTAGTGAAATCTAACAAAATCAGAATCAACATACTTACGCTCATCACCCGCAGAATATGCTGTATCTTGCTTATCAATACCTGGACGAAACTTTAAGTCAACTAATTGCATGTGGGAATAATAAATTACTTATTGTTTTGTGGCAAGAATTGAGTTCCAACATTGCCTCTAAATGCATAATTTCCGTAATGTGTCATGCCACTCATTATATCCGCGTATATTTTACCTCCCATATTTTGCCATAAACGGCAGAAAGCATAATCCTCTGAGAGATATCTTTTAGTTTGTGGCTCAATCATAGTGTCAAAAAAAGTGTAATTCCAATCAGATGTTTTATGATAATCAAACTCTTTTTCGTGAGATTGATTAATATGCTGATCGGGGACAAACTTAAGTTCTGGATAAACCTCTGCCATTCTTACAAATACGTCTCTTTTAATCAACATAAAACCAGATGGGCCATCCATGACCTCTATGAACCCTTTTTCTAATAAAATATTTTCAGGATCTTTTACGTTTAAATTATATTGTAATGAGGCTGCCAATAACTGATCCTCAGACATATCAGGGTTTTCTTTCAATCTTTTTTTGACCTTAATCCAATCAATAGTTTTTCTAGGATAAATGCCTGTGACGACATCCTTATCATAATCAATCATTCTTATTACTGCCTCTGGATTAAAAGCCAAATCAGAGTCTATAAATAAAAGATGAGTATAATCACCATCCATAAATAATTGCACTAAAGTGTTTCTAGCTCTAGTAATTAATGACTCATTACCGATTGTTCCAAACTGTAATTCTATTTTTTTAGATGCAGCTAAAGCAACAAGTTGCATGCAACTTTTAAAATAATCTGCTGTTATCATGCCACCATAACAAGGGGTGCCTATAAATAATTTATTTTTCCCCATCATAAGGATTCCAATTTTTTACATATTCACCCATAAAATTTGCAGCTAAAGTAATTCTTGTTTGATCACTTGTATTTGGTGACACAGAATGTGTCTGACATCCAGTAAAAAAAATTACACTACCCTCTTTAGGTTTTACTAATTTAATATTAGCGTCTTCGTTTTTTTTGCGTAACCGAAATCTATCATTTCTGTGAAAAAAGAAATTACTAGGAGAGTGTTCCGATGAAACATAATAAACAGCAGAAAGTAAACAATTATGTTCGTGCTCTTGCGCCCATTGATTCTTATCAAACCAGTTTATCCAGCCGTCAATCGGACTTAGTTTAGGAGCCTCCCAGCCCTCCTGTTCTATTGATTTTGTAATAGTAGCAGCAATTATTTCTATAATATTAAAAACTGCAGGATACCTTGCAAAAGAATCCCAAGCTGTTTTATGAGCTCGCACAGGTCTGTCTTGAAAATTCTCTGTGCTAAAATTATGTATAGCTTTGTTTTTCTCAACTAAAACTATGTTTTCTATTTCTTTCTTCCAATGCTCGTGATCGGGCATCATAAAAGACCAAACGTAATCTGTAAAAACTTCTTGTTTATCTACTTTAATTTCCATGTTTACCTCCAAAAAAACCAAAAGATGCAACAATTCTAGGTGTTATAGATATAGCTTTATGTCTACTACCCCTTGAAACAAATAATAAATCACCTTTCTCTATTTCATAAAAATTATTCTCTACCTTATAAACCGTTTTACCATACAAACCTAATAGAAAAACATCCTCTCTGTCCACATGAGATGGACCAGAATTGGATGCGAAAGAATAAAACAATCTACAGCCATCCTCTTTATTTAAATTATATTGAAAAGTTTTTCTTAAAAAATTTAAAATATAAAGAAAAGGAGAGTAAGATCCGTCGACAGGAGTAGACCAAGTTTTTTCGTATGATCCGCCATGATCAACAGGGCATGTGTAATGTTCAATAAAATTTATTAAAAAATTAAAATCATAATTTATTTCTAGATCTGTGAATTTTTTTATGTGCGTTGTTTTTTTATCTTTTATTGTCTTAAAATTATCTGAATTGATTAACATATTGCATACTCTACCTTTAAAAATTCATCTACTATTTTTTTAGGATCAATCTCAACACAGTACGGGTACTCTGATATTATATTAGTATTATTTTCATAACCAAACATTTCTGGTTTTGATGTGCCCCAAAGTACAACACCCTTTTTATTAAATAATTTATTTGCACACATATGTTGTAATGCGCTATCAATAGATATGAAAGATACACAATATTTAGCCAATATCATAAAATCTATTTTGTCCACAAACTTTGGGTTACCACCAAAGTTATTAAAAGCCATAGTGTTTAGTAAAGGCTCTTGTTCATTATTGTGCCCAAACACAATTATATTCACACCTGGTAATGCCTCTCTTAATAAGTTAACAACTTCTTGTCCTTGATTATAGTTTCTCCCTGCATTTTCTAAGTCATAGTTTTCTATCTTTACACTTTGTCCACCTGTAAATTGCACTAAAATAAACTTACCTAACTTCATTATGTCTTTTTCTAGCTCTTTCTCCCTTCTTTCATTAATAGAAAAATTAGGTCTTCTGTCATTGTTGTCTGGCAAGTCATACATTTGTCGCCAATAATCAATAATGTGACAATCGCCTTTTAAAAAATTAGATCTATACGGTTCATTGTAAAAAACATTCCAATAATTATTAAAGAAAGTATGTGTATGATCATGCAAAGGTAGTATGTGTAGAGGTGTAGAGAAAGCTATTCGTTTATCATATTTAAAAAGTTCTGGCCAACTAGACATGATACAAATTTTTTTTAAGACAGTTAGGTCGTCAAGTAATGAAGTGAACTGTAAATGTTTTCCTACTCCACCATCTAGAATATGTATGTCTGGTAATTTATCTTGTTGCATATTCTACTTTCAAATATTCTATTTTTCTAACCCAACCACGTGGTATTGCTATAGCACCACCACCGTGATTATCATCTTTATCTATACACCATGATCGCATGATTACAATTTTATCATCATTATTTACGACCATGTAACCAACCTCTTGGCACACGGCCAACGGAGCATCTATTATATCTTTATAAGGTAGCCAACCAGTTTCCGTATCCTTAGCGTCTAACCAAGTAATGCGGACCATAGGAAATTTTTCCGTATTTGACATGCTGTTATATTGTTAGCCTACCCATGTTAAAAGATCTTCCCTTTTGATCTTTGCCAAAAGCTCCTTTAGCAAAAACTTCAAATGCTAAACACAATCTAGGATTAGTTGTAGTGTGTGTTCCCATAGAATGCTCTAGTGCAGCATCAAAAATTATTAGATCATTTTTTTCAGGAAAAAAACTTAACTTCTCTTGATTAAATTCATTGTCACATTCGTACGTATATTTTAAATATTGATACTGTCTTTTTTTTTGAAAACTAATGCAATCT